AATAATATGAATGAAATAATTGCTGGTTTACAAAAACTTTTACCAGATAGTTCAATTACACATGCAATTGTTGCACATGGAACAGATGGTAATATATATGATATATCTAAAATTGATGATGATATACTACCATTAATTGTATCAACTTGTTATAATTCATATATTATTGTGAAGAGTTCTTAATATTTGAATTATACAAGTTAATACTAAAGTAATTTTATCAATAAATCTAACCATCCAAAATCATCCTTGAATAATAAATACATTACATTTGTCTTAACTTTTTCAATACGTTCTAGAAAAATTAATTCATGTTTTACTAACTTTTTTTCTAATTTCTTTTTATAGTAATCTTGACCGATTGCTTCATTTAGTTGAATAATTTTTTTAAATACTTCATCTACAGAATTATCATATTTTTCAAATAATTTTAATTCATCTAATTTTATTTTTAATTTATCTGGATTGAATTTATAATCACGATTATATTTTGTCTTACTTACACTTGATTTAAAATATGCTTCTAATTTTTCTATAAGTTTACCTGTTTTTTTATATGGTAAAAAGTCAGGTAATTTTTTATGACTATTTATATCTGTAAATAATTCTTCTAATTCATCAAAACTCTTGCATTGATATAATTTATAAGTAAAAATTATATCCATGTTATAATCCATAAACAACTGTTTCATACAGTTATAACGATGTTGACCATCTAGTAATACATATTCATCTTTATTATATTCTTTATCCACAATATGTGCAATAATCAATGGCGGAAAATTAATTTTTTTATCTCTGTATTTTTTAACTAATTCTTTTACTCGTTCAGTATCAATAACTCTATTGGAATGATATAATTTTATCAGATTGAAACTTTTAGAAATTTCAATATCATAAAAATCATCTGTTTTAGATATATGTTTTTCACCAAAATAAATATTTATATTTTGTTCTTCATCATCTTCTTTATTATTATTTAATTCTGGATCATTTGCTGATTGATATTCACCAAATAATTCATCAAACTCATTTGTAATTTTATTAGGATTTGCTGTCATTTTTATTTATAATGAAACTAATAATTATAATTATTAAGAAAATCAATTTTTATTTATTTACACATCACTTTACACCCGTGAAGATTTAATTAAAATTTAAACATTCTTTTAAATATATTACCTGAATTACGTGCTAATTCATCCGCTTTTTTCTTAGCTTCTTCGGCTTCTGTTTTAATTCGTTGTGCTGTTTCTTCCGCTACTCTTTTAGCTTCTTCTGCTTCTCTTCTTGCTGTTTCTTCAGCTACTCTTTTAGTTTCTTCAGCTACTCTTTTAGCTTCTTCTGCTTCTCTTCTTGCTGTTTCTTCCGCTACTCTTTTAGTTTCTTCCGCTACTCTTTTAGTTTCTTCAGCTACTCTTTTAGCTTCTTCAGCTACTCTTTTAGCTTCTTTCACTTCTCTTCTTGCTGTCTCTTCAGCTACTCTCTTTACTTCTTCAGCTTCTCTCTTTACTTCTTCAGCTTCTCTTCTTGCTGTTTCTTCAGCTACTTTCTTAGCTTCCTGTTTTGCTTTTTTAGCAGCTTTATCCATTTGTTTTTTTGTATCTGCTATACTAGTTACATCATCTTTTATTTGATCAGTATGAACAGTTACACTTACATCAACTTCTAAACCAATAAATGCAGCAACTTCACCAGAAACACCAACTGTAGCATCGCCATCTTTAAATGTTGCTTGACCACCACCACCTACTTCAAAATGATCACCTACACTTACACCCGCACCAACTGTAGTGGATGCTTCACGTAAATTAGCAGTACCGCTTCCTTCAACACCAATACTTGTTCCAGTAGATAAATTAGCACTTGCATCTAAACCATTTTGTCCTGCTTCTACATGTGCATTTACTTCAGTACCTTCTTTTGCATATGCGCTCCCTGATACATCTAGTCCAACACCTTCATATCCAATATCACCTTCTACTGTTGCTTTAACCTCAGTAGTATCTGAATATCCAACTGTAACATATACATTATTACCATCTAATCCTGCAGATGCTTCAGCTTCAGTACCAGTTTTAACACTAACGGTACCAGAAGTAGACGCATAATCATTATTTACACTTACTCCAGCTTCAGCTTCCATTGTATTATTATATGTAATTGTTGCATTATTATCAGTAATAATTACAGATGAATCATTGTTTATTTCTGCATTTGCATGAGTTGACATAATATATAGATATATTATTTAACTTAAAACTAGTAATATAATTTTAGTATATATCTAAAATGTCAACTCCTACTCCAGATCAAATTAAAAAAGTTCAAACCAATATTAATAATATTATTAATTACAATCGTGATGTCCTAATTAATTCTAATATTAAATTAACAAATGCATATAATCTTCTTAATCAAACAAATACAAATGATCTTGGTGTACAAATTAGTGTTAATTTTTTAGGTGGAATTTTTTGGGCAATTGGTGGATTTTTTGGTCCAGCTGGTTCTATAGCTGCAAATGTTCTTGCTGGTTTAGTAAGTAGTTATGCAACTAATACTCCACCTAATTTGGTTGGATCATTTACAAGTATGAGTCAGAGAATTGAAAATACTATAAATCAAATTGATGCAGATTTATCTGATTATTATAAAGACCCTGCTGCAAATTGGGATAAAGTATTTTCAGGTTCTTTTACTACACCATTTGAAACAAAAACTGCAACTGGAAAATTAAGTGATTTATCTACAATTGATTTTCCTACGCAAGTTGATCCTGATTATTATATTATGTTAAATAAATGTATTTTTGCATTTGATCAAAATATTTGGTCTGTATTTTTAAAGAATTGTGTTGTTACATTTTATGATGAAGATCATAATCCTATGTGTAGATTACCATATGATACCAATGATACAGATAATAAATGGTTACCTCATAACAAAGCCTTTTATCATACATGGAAATATTTTGACGATACTGATTGTTATGGTAATCATGTACAATATTATATTAAACATGAATATAATTTAGGTTATGGTGCTTCAATGTTTAGTACCAATAGCATTAATGATTCTGCATGTGATTATCTTTTTATAAATTATTCTAGTGATGTTGCAAATGCAAATGGATTATTCCAACGTGATTTTGTATTTACTAAATTAGGTATTCCTACTGCAACCCAACATATTCACAATAATCCTCCACATGGTAGATTAAAACAACTAAAATCAGTAAATCCTGAACCTGAAAAACTAGTTGGTACAGTTCATGGTGATAAATTATTAATTCGTACACCTGAAGTAGTATCTAAATCAACTAGTTGGTGGTGTTGTCCATTAAAACTAAAATAAATTAAATACGACGAATATCAGTCTTTCCATCTAACATATATAATATTCTAATAATAGTATTATCTTTTTCATATCTTTCAATATCAAAATATTCACTAATTGAAGATATTATATTAATTTTACTATAATTATCTGGTATTTTTCTCAATGTTATATATTTTTGAATATTTGCATCAGACATTTTATTTATTATAATATAATGGATATTACCATTATCTTGTTCATAACCAAACGATACAGATGTTTCTATAGAATTTATATTCATAAAATATGTTATATATATTTAATTAAATAAATTAACTTATTTGATTAAATATTTTTTATTTGATCATTGGAATTTTGAAAGAAAAATCCATTTGTATTATTATTAGGTATTGACATTGTATTAGTTGCAGCATAACCAACGGTAGGATTTTCTATATTAGGTACACTTTGTAATATAACATTATTAATATATGGATTATTATAAACCATATCAGCTGGATTAAATGCAGGATATGTAGATGGAATATTAATATCTTTGAGTTTACTATAAAAGGGTAAATAATCTGTTGTTGTAGATGATCCCATTTGCATCATTTCAACTGATGGTAAATCTTTTAAGCTCATTGAATACATTGATTCAGGTGTAGGACCTACAAATGAATTTACAGGTGTAGGAGGTAATCTTTCTAATAAGGCTTGTTTGTTATCTCTAAAATACATATTTCTTTCACCTTCACCTGTTGTTGGCATTTGTGTACCATTTATTGTATGTATACCACCTGCATAATCAAAGTTTTGTGTTTGTCTGTATGTAGGTACATTTTGAGTTGTTTCTGCTATATAACCACCAATACTATTATCCATACCCATACCACCAATCAAATTATTAGAAACAACTCTCATTGTTGCAACTGGATTAGTAACAGTTGAATAATAACCACCTCCACCAATTTGATCTCCACCTGTACCAATTAAACTATTACTTACAATTCTGTTAGTAGCAGTAGCTTGATATTTAGACATTTCACCTACATTATTACCTCCTCCCATTGATCCTGTAAAATTATCATGCATATCATATCTTTGAGTAGGTGTAAATTGATACTCGGATACTTCACCTGCACTACTACCACCCATTGAACCTGTAAAGTTAGTATTCATATTAAATCTTTGAGTAGGTGTAAATTGATATTCAGATACTTCACCTGTACTACTACCACCCATTGAACCAGTAAAATTAGTATTCATGTTAAATCTTTGAGTAGGGGTAAATTGATAATCAGATACTTCACCCAATCCACCAGATGAATTACCCATTGAACCTGTAAAACTTGCATTGGTATTAAATCTTTGAGTAGGTGTAAATTGATATGCTGACATATCACCTGCACCTCCGCTAGTATTACCCATTCCACCTGTAAATTTATCTTGTGTAGTAATTCTGTTAGTAGCCATTGCTTGATATTCAGACATATCACCTGCACCTCCACTAGTATTACCCATTGCACCTGTAAATTGTTCTTGTGTATTAATTCTGTTAGTAGCCATTGCTTGATATTCAGACATATCACCTGCACCTCCACTTGAATTACCCATTGAACCTGTAAAGTTTGCATTAGTATTTAATCTATTTGTTACAGTCATTTGATATTCAGATACTTCACCTGCACCTCCGTTAGCACCACCCATACCAGCAGTATATGTAGAATTGGCAGTTGATCTTTGAGTAATAGGATTTACATATGATGATTGATCTAATATAGGTATACTATTTTGACTACTCATTACAGATTGATTTAATCCAGGTAATAAACGTTTGAAAGGATCTTTAATATTACCAAAATTACTGATATCTGGAATTATTTCGCGATTATTACTACCAGCAGGACCTTGTTCTACAACTTCTGCATTACCACGACGTGCTTTATCAAAATTAAAATTACCTTTATCTGTTGTTCCTCCAACATTAGAAAAATTAGCAGAAACATCATAATCCACACCTAATGTACCATATGTTTGAGGTTTCTTATTTACTACATCACCAATAATTGCACTTTTACCTTGACCACTTGCACCTTTAGTAGGTACAAGTGTTGCAGATATTTGAGGATTATCCGCACGACGTAATTCATCAATTGTATTATAATGAGGTTTAAATGGATCTTGAAAACCAGATTTACCATCTTCAAATGGTTTAAGATTTAAACCAGGTGTTACACGAATTTGATCAAATGGTAATTCATTCTTTCTTTCTTTTCCTGAAAAATATCTATCGTTAACCAAATCAATTTGCACAGGTGTACCACGTGTATAAGATAATTGAGGAATAGGTTGATATGCAGTAGAAAATCCACTTTCAAAATTTTCTGTGATATTAGGTACTTCACGTTTTGCAAAATAAAATCTGGAAGATCCAGTATAAATATCTAATTTTTGTTCCATATTTCTAGAATTATCTTGTGTAATTAACATTCCTCTGTCTTTAAAAAATGGTTGCATATTATTGTGAATTAATTCATCTTTGTTAAAGATTTTATATGTCATATCATCATCTTCGCCTTTAAATGGTGTCCAATCACTAGGTAATGTTAATTTACCTTGATTTTCAGGTACAGGTTTTTCATCTCTATCTATCATCATAGGTGAAAATTGTTCATCTAATGTAGTTAAAGAATTTACTGGACCTTCCATTAAATTATCACTATTTTTATAAATATCTAACATTGATTGCCCTCTAGTATCTTTAAAGTGGCTACCAGTTGCAGCAGATAAGTATTTATTTTCTGCATCTAGAGCATAAACTCTTTTATTAAATAAAGGAGGAATTATATTTTTTGTATGAGGTGATTCAGACATTTGTTTCTTTTCAGCGGTAACATTATTCATTGTATCTTGAACACGTCTCTTTTGATCAAACCCATTTACAGATGTTGCATATGTTTCTTGTGTTGTATAATCTTTATTATATTCTAATGTTTCATCATCATCTTCAGTATTTTCGATATATTCATCATCTGTATTATTCTGAAATCTATCACTAATGTATTTTCCGGCTAAACCGAGTAAGCCTATTGCAATTACTTCCATAATAATAGGTAATAAAAAATATTAACTTAATAATTAACTTAATATTTATTTTCATCATGTTTCATATTTATTTAGAAATAGCAGATGCTGCATTTTTGATAATATTAATTTGTTTTTCTAAATCAAGTTTTGTATCGTATCTACTACTTCTACCAAAACGATTGTTTCCAGATGCTTCTCCACTTCCATAATATACCCATTCTCTAGGATCAATAATAGGATTAAAAGTTACATCAAATGCAGTTTCGCGAAATACTTTATTATCGATATCTAAGAGAGAATTTTTGTTATCTAAAAAGTTATCACAATCAGAATTTTTAGGTGTAAAACTTTGTACTTTAGCAACTAATCTTTTTTTCTTTTCTTCTAAAGTATTTCCAGTCATATATTTAGTATCAGAGTAGTCACGCGCTAATCCATTTTCAACATCTACTCTTAATATTCTATCACCTGTATCTACTTCACCGGTATCTCCTGTTCTATTTGCTCTTGGGCCATTGTATGATACACATTTGGCATTATTATCCCATGTATTATTATCAATAGCGTAATAGTTAGGTCTAACAGATTGTGTAACTAATTCTTCTTGAAAAAGTGCATCATATTTAGTTCCTGCGTAAATACCTGACATTCTATATTATTTCTATATAAAAAAACTTTCAGATCTTTTAAATATATATTTACATATTTAAAATTCTATATTTACTTAAATCTCGCCATATTTGTTGGTACAATATCTCTATCAGCTAAATTCGGTACAACTACATTCTCATACTCACATTTATTCTTACCTGCAGGTTCACATGCTTGGAATTTTGCATTTGCACATTTTGTTCCAGGTAAATTAATTAAAAGTAGATCATTTTCTATTTCTACTCTGCGATCTTTGCTTTTTAATGTTTGAGGTAATTTAGCACCTGCATTAATATTACTGGTAGTGTTATTTTCGTTGTAGGGTAAAAAGATTTGGTATAATTCAGGTGATTTAGTTGTAGTAGTATATTGATCTGTTGCACATTGGTCATAAGGTAATCTATCAAATATTCCTGCCATTTATTATATATATCATTATATAATAAAAAATTTTAAAAGTCATTAATTAATATTTATATTTATCCTCTAATTTTCATATTCAAATATCTTGTATCTGATCCACCTAAATCTTTAAATACAGGTAAAGCAGTTAAATAATATGGTACATCTTCAATTCTAGGAGCACTACCTTGAATTGGTCTATATTCATTCATTCTTGTTTGTTCTCCTAAATAAATTTTTTCATATACATTAACATCTCCAAAACCTCTTCCTAATACTTTATCAGGTGGTGACATATATAAAGATAAATCTACATTTTTTCTTCTTGGTGTGGATTTAAATGTATAAAATTCACCTCTGTCTTTTACTCTATCGTATTCTTGAATTATTCCACGCATTACATCATTTGATCCATCATAAAATGCATCACTTCCAGATGGTGTATTAGATTCAAATAAATTAGAACCAATACTTCCAAATGTTTCTATTTTATTTAATCTAGGCATTTCTGATTCAATAATTTCTTTCTTTTCTCTATTTACTGTACTAAATAATAAACTATTTTCATTAGATACATTTTGATAATTATAGTTTCTATTTGTTGGCATGTATCCAATTGTATTTACTGCACTTTCTGTTGGATTAAAAGAAGATAATTTATTATTATTATTGGGTAATGAATTGCATTGATTACATGAACTATCTGCCATTTTATCCATGTATTTAGTGTAATCAACAAATTTTATTTTTTCTTCAGTTCGAGACATATATTAAGACAAGAAATTAAATAATATAAAATGCAAAATAACATTTTTCAAATATTTAATACTATATTCTCAGAAGATCCTAAACTACCTAAATCAATTTGTTTAGAAATAGATGTTTTAGATTCAATAAATCAAAATCAAATAACAGAAACTCAATTATCAGATATTTTTGAAATTTATTTACATATGTTTATATATGGATTTAAAAAATTAAATCTATCTTTCGATGAAAAATCTATTTTAATATTAAAACAATATTTTGCAAGTTTAGATCCATCTATTAGTTTCAATATTGATATTAAACAATTTGAAACAAAATTATTTAAAGATCCACAATATTTATATAGATACTGTATTATTGATTCATCATTTATTATAGATGATCAACCATTATTTATCAGTAATGCTAATAAATTTAATAGAACTAAATTAAATGAATATATTGCAGTATATCAAGATGAATATGAATCTATGATTTTTGTAAGTTTTGATTTTGTTTAATCTTTAATAACTTTAATAAATTCATCACACCATTTATAAATATCTGGTTTAGATGTTAATGTATAATTCTTATAATTAGTTAATATTTCATATAAAATAGCTTCTTTTTCAGATGTTATAAATTTAATC